GTATGGTATTTTTAAATGCAATGTTTTTGATATTTTTGCCATCGGTATAAGTGTTTTTGTCATACAATTTTTGGCTACCATACTGCATAACCCAATTATTGTTATAAACATCACTATAACTACCACGATTTTGTTCTATATATTCTTCTAATTCCTTACCTGTCAATGTTTTACCATAAACTTTTAATCTCTTTACATGAAAATCCATTTCAGGCAGTGTATTGTATATAAATTCTTTCTGTTGCTGTATCAATTTTTCATCAAATACACTGATATAATTTTTTGCAAAACGTATCAATCCATTATGATATTCTTTTTTTGCCCACAATTCTTTACTTTTTACAATTTCTTTTGCCTTTTCAAGCAATATAGGATTTTTGTCTATTGTAAGCTGTTCAAATATACCACAAGCCAATTCTACACTTGCTACTTTTAACACTTTTTCATATTCTTCTACAGAAGGACTATTTTTGATAAATTCCTTCATTTTTTTAATTCTGCTATACAGCCTTTGTTTTGAAAACATATCATATACAATGTTATAATATTTACTATTTTTTTCAAAATCAAATAATGTACTTGGGTCTTCTATTATCTCAAAATCTTCAAATATAATATCGTTTTGTTTCAAATATGTCACATAATCTTCATATTTTGTTTGTTTGTAATAATCTAATTCTATATTTTGTTTTAATTCGTAAAATTCTTTCACAATATACTTGTCATCAACAATCAAATGTCTTATATATCTGCGTTGCTCTCTATTGTAATCCCATCTTTCTTTTGCTGTTTTATATCCTCTTTTATAACAGAGTAACTTATCTTCTATATAATAATATGTATTGGGAATAGAAGGTAAATGCTCTTTTTCGCCGTGAAATACTGCATAATGTGTATACTTTACTACTGGTTGTAATAAATGCCCATCTACATAATATTGATTAGAAGAATGTTTCACTCCTATTTCATATGTTTGTATACCATACAATATCAGCAAACAATTATTTTTTTGGCTGTCTTTTCCCCACAGCATTATTTTACGAATTGGATCTTCAGCATAAGAAATTCTTTGCTTTTGTTCTTCTGTCAATTCAGACATTAATATAAATTTTTCTCGTGCCATTAATAGAAATCCCTTCTTTCTCTCTATAATATTTTTTGTTGCACAATATTACTTCTCTAAAACAAACAAAATAATTAGCATACTTACATTATAACTGTGAAACAAATTGACATTATATTTATTGCAGAAATACTATATTGAATATTTTACAAATATTTCTATGACAATTATACAGATTTTTATTTCATTTTTCAAGTAATATTATAAAATATTATAAAAATATGTAAAAAAAGTTGACATTTCAAATCACTATGTTATAATATTTTACAATAAAGGTTGAATTTTCTGGTCTGTTTGCTTTGAAGTAGCTTTATAAAAATATGTAAAAAAAGTTGACATTTCAAATTACTATGTTATAATATTTTACAATAAAGGTTGAATTTTCTGGTCTGTTTACTTTGAAGTAGCTTCAAAGTTGTTTAAAAACTACCATTTCATCACAATGTTTTGCGTCACTCGCTCACTGCGACTGGTACTCTAGCTTTAAACAGTATCCTTCGGCAAAACCCAGAGTACCAGTGCAGTGGCTAAAGTGTCAAAACAGTATAATTGCTTTGTTTGCAGAAAATTCAGCCTATCTGTTTTTAAAATTTTATATTTGTAATTTATTGGTTAGGTTTTCTGGTCTGTTTACTTTGGAGTTGCTTCAAAGTTGTTTTTAAACTACCATTACACCACAATGTTTTGCGTCACTCGCTCACCGCTACCGTTACCGAGACTTTAAACAGTATCCTGCGGTAAAAGTCACGGTAACGGTGCGGTGGCTAAAGTGTCAAAACAGTATATCTGCATTGTTAGCAGAAAACCTAGCCTTTTTAAAAATTTTATATTTGTAATTTGTTAGGTTAGGTTTTCTGGTCTGTTTGCTTTGAAGTAGCTTCAAAGTTGTTATTTAATTACCATTACATCACAATGTTTTACGCCACTCGCGACCATACGGCACCGCAAACGGGTTGTAACAGTATCCTTTTGGGAAACCCGTTTGCGGTACGTATGGTGCTAAAGTGTTAAAACAGTATAACAGTTTTGTTAGCAGAAAACCTAACTTTTTTATCCTCTCTATTATAATAGAGAGTTTTTTTATTTTCATAATATTGCAAATTGCATTTTATATCATAGGACAATGTACCATATTCCGCTATATAGCATAATATTGTAATAAATATTTTACAGGCTATTTTCAGGAGGTATTATATATGAAAAAAAGTAAATCTGTAATAACACTTTTTTTAACTGGTATATTGTCTTTTTCACTTTTTACAGCTTGTTCCCAAAAACAAGAAACTGCATTAGTACCTGTTCGATTAAATGAAGTTGTTCATTCTGTTTTTTATGCTCCTCAATATGTAGCACAAGAACTTGATTTTTTTGAGCAGGAAGGTTTAGATGTTTCTGTTGCAGTAGGTCAGGGTGCAGATAAATCTATGACTGCACTACTCTCCGACAATGCCGACATCGCCCTTCTTGGTACAGAAGCAGGCATTTATGTCTATAATGAAGGAAAACAAGATTATCCTTTAGCATTTGCTCAACTGAACTGTCTATATTACATAAAATTAAATTAAATACAATAAATAATTTGTATTGTTCTATTTTGCAAATCAAGAAAAACCTTTTGTATAAATTCTGTAGCTGTATTGTGTTTTTCTGCAATAGATACCGTATTTGATATAAGTGTATTATAAAACATCTGTAACCTTTTGGGATTTAGTATATCGTGAGGAGATTGTTGTTGTATTTCTAATAAAGAAAGTTTTTTTAATAGTTCTTTCTCTTCTTTTTGTAATTCAATTTTGTTTGCTTTGTATTCTTCTAGTGTGTCTATTTCAGCTAAATAAGCTTTTTTGATTAACTCTTTTTTTTGCTGTATTTTGTCAATGCTATGTTTTATGATAGAAATTTCATTTGATGGCAATGCTGTTTTTGTTTCAATTTGCATTTGATGTGGATTTTGCATATCATATTTCATTGTTTCTAGTATCAATTTTTCTAATTTTCTATTAGACCAAGAACGATTTTGAGTGCACCTTCCTTCACTATGAGAAATACATTCATAAGCAAAATATTTCCCGTTATCGCTAGAATGTAATACCAAACGATTGCCACATTCAGCACAACATATTAAATGTTGGCTCCATGTTCTTATATTTGTTGTTTTTGTATTTTTTAGTGCAAATTCACTTTGTTTTATTGCTTTTTGTTGTGCTTTTTGAAAAGTATGCTCATCTATAGCGGCTGTATGGCTGCCTTCTGCTAGTATCCATTCTTTTTCCGGATTAACAGTATATCTGTTGGGGGACATATAATTATACCTTGTTAAGCCGGTGTATAAATGATTTGTTAATATGTATTTTATGGTACAGATACGCCATTTACCACCTCTTTTGGTAGAAATTCCGTTTTGATTGAGATATTTTGAAAGGGCAGCATAAGAATAGCCTTTGTTTACAAACATATCAAACATCATTTGTACAACAGAAAATTCATATTCATTTACTACTAATTGCCTATCTTTTATATCATAGCCATAGGGAGCTTTTCCGATATGTTCGCCACGACGTGCCTTTTCAAACATACCTTTTTTTACTTCATCTGAAAGATTGAGAGAATAATATTCAGCCATTGCTTCTAACATAGACTCTAGTATAATAGAAAATTTGTCATCCTCTAGTTGTTCGGTAATACTGATTACTTTAATACCACATTCTTTACGTAATAATGATTTATAAACAACACTGTCCTCTCTATTGCGAGCGAAACGGTCAAATTTATGTACTAGTATTATGTCAAAAGGTTTCGGCTTTACTTTTGCCGTGCATATCATTTCCATAAATGCAGGACGTTTTTCTGCCTTTCTGCCCGAAATTCCTTCATCTACAAAAATATATTTTTCATCAAGTAACATATTGTTTCTTTTGGCATATTCTGTTATGGCTCTTTTTTGTGCATCTGGTGAAAATTCTAACTGGTCATCAGTACTTACACGAATATAAGCCGCAGCTATTTGCATAATATCACCCTTTCTACTGTTATTATTATAATAAAAAAACTGCCTAAAATGACAGTTGAAATAATTTCCTAAAATAGTTATAGAAATAAGGTGGGGCGACACTCCCACATCTCCTAACAAAGGGCGACGGCTGCCTGTTCCGTCCTCAAATTCCTATCACTAATATAGCATAAATATTGTAAATGTCAAGTTTAACGAAGTTTAAATTCTACCTTTTCGCCTCCACAACTAAATCTAATAATTAACGGTTCTGTTGAATTTGCAACTACTGTTGGTACTGCAAAAATAATTTCGCCTGAAAAAGAGGATAAAGGATTGATTGCAGAATAGTGAAAATCGCGATCATATCCTAAAAAATCACTAGGTGTAAATTCATAGCCATCGCTATAGATTATTTTAGCAACAACATCGTTCGACATAGCGAAATCAGATAAAAAGCTATCTGCCTTTTTCCCATTATTGGTAACAGTAGCAAATACATTTAAATATAGGCTGTCATCAGCAGAGGGAGTATACTCCAAAAAATCTACAATTATGCTATCAACTATCGCCATATCAGTTATTGTAATTGACCAATCTTTCAAATTAGCTGTATCGCCAAGTGCATATACTGTTTCAGTTTCATTTTGTTGCTCTTGTTCTTGTGGCTGTTCTTGTTCTTGTTCTTGTGGTTGTTCTTGTTCTTGTGGCTGTTCTTGTGCTTGCTGAGCGTCACGTTCTTCTTTTGTAATTACTTTAGGTTTATCATATGTTCCAGAAGAAGGTGCATCATTTCCACAAGCACATATAGTAGTTGATAAACAAAGAATAATACCCAATAAAATATTTTTTTTCATGTTGTCAAAACTCCCTTCAAATACTTTTTTCTTTTTTCATATCCAAAATTATATTTAAAAACTTGTTTTTATTTCTAATGTATAAGGAACGATATATATAATATTTCCTTGTATAAAATTATTAAAGCTATTATCACTAATATTATTTGAATAACAATTATTCTTTACAAAAAAAGCTAGTAGATAGTTTAATTGATGATTTCCATACACTTATTCATTAGTAGAAGTTTCTGGCTCATTAGAAACTGTGTTTTGTAAAAAAACTTGAAATAGTAGGACGGCTTTGATATAATAATTAAATAAACAAACTCAATTTATAGTTATATTTTTTTAAAAAAGTCCTTTAATGTGTGGTAGACATTAGGGGCTTTTTTATTTTATAGATAGCTGGTATGTACTGCCATGTTTTACACGTTTGATTTCTCCTTTTCTGTCCATATTGTTTAATAATCGTGCTATACTGTCTTTCAAATCGGCATCAAAATGAGAATAGACATCTTTTTGTAATATGTTTTCATTGTTAGATATTAGTGTAATTACATCGTTTTTTAAATTGTTTTTTACATATTGACGCTTTTCATAATATTTTTTCCTTTCGGCATAATTTTCAGTAAGGTCTTGTAAACGCTTTTCTGTTTTTTCGATAAAACAAAAACAAGGATTTTGAGAATTATGACAATGTTCCCACATATCTTTAAAGTAAAGCATACCTTCTTTTGTTTGATAACATTCATTTTTTAAGTCATAAAATGTTTTAATTGCTTTTTTACAATCAGATATTGTTACATCTATATCTGTAATTGTTTCATTTGCTTTTTGATTTAAGTCAATTAGATTGTGTTCTTGTTGTCTTAAATAATCGAATTTTTCTTGAAAAAATTTAAAACTAAGTTTTTTTTCTTCTTCTGTACGATGAAATTTAGGATTAGGACTTACTTTTTCTCTTTCTATTGCATTTAAAAGACCAATTTCTATAAGGTATGGTATTTCTTTGTCCTCAATGTCTGTACCATCTGTATGATATAGAACATTACCCTCTTGAATATATTGTATAGAACTTTCAACTGAATTATTTGCATTATTAGTATTTAATGTTGTCGAGTTTTCTTGAGGTTGTTCATTGTTTTTTGTAAAAAAAGATAATATGGACTTAATAAAACTCAAAGTAAATCCTCCTTATTTAATTATTTTCTTCTTTTTCCATATCTAAAATAAGATTTAAAAATTTTGTTTTATTTCTAATATTTAAAGAACGATATATGTCTAGTATTTCTGTTTCTTCATTTGATAGACCTTTATAATCGTTATTATTACTGTTAACAGTAACAGCACTACTACCTTGTATTAAATTACTAAAGTTAATACCATTAACATTATTTGCATAATAAGTACCTGTTTGTTCGTCAGTGCGTCCTAATAAGTAGTCAGCAGAAACATTAAAATAGTCACATAACAAATTTAGGCTATCATATTTAGGTAACTGTTTCCCATTTTTCCAATAACTTATAAGAGCTTCAGAAATCCCAGTATCTTTAGAAACTTTATAAGCATTTGTGGAATTATCATGTAATAATTGCCTAAAAATATCTTTAAATAATCGTTTCATATTATAAAAAACCTCCAAACTTAATAAAGTTTAAGTAAAATACTTGACTGCTTAATAAATATTAAGTATACTATAACCAAGTTAGTTGACAACCTAACTTATTGACATTTTAATCATATCACAAAACAAAGAAATAAGAAAGGAGAGATTTGATGATATTGGGTGAAAATGTAAAAAAATTTCGAAAAAAAGCTAATATGTCACAAAGAGAATTAGCAACTAAGGTTCTTGTATCTAACACAGTAATTAGTAATATAGAGCAAGACAAAACTTCACCAAGTCTACAGCTTACAGTTTTTATTGCTGATGTGTTAGGCTGTACAGTAGATGACTTGATAAAAGAAAAATGAAATAAGTAACAATGTCCAAGCGGTGCAACACAAAATATAGCAGGTTAGGAGGTGTAGAAATGAAAGAGGAAGATATAAAAGTAATTGAGGATTTCAAGGGAAATAGGTTTTTACAAGTTGACACTGATACACCTTATAAAGAGGAGAAAGAAACCATAGGCACTATAAAAGCTGGAAGAAAAAATGGCAAACTATATTGTACACTCAGTAATGATATAAAGATAAGTCTAAAAAAAGAGGATAGGCGAACACTAAACGGTGTTATGTTCGCCAAGATTGTGTAAGAGGGAATTTTTCGAAGAAGAAAAAGAATAAATAGTAACAACCACAAGTAGTAACAATGTCCAAGCGGTGCAACAAACATAATTTAGAAGTATAGTACAAAGGTTAGAATGAATACAATAGTAAAAAAAGAAAGGGGATTTATTATGGTAGAAGGAACTGCATTACCATCAAAAATATATTATAGAGAAACAGGGGAAACACGTATGTGGGACGATTTAACAAAAAAAGAAAAAGAAGAAGCTATGACTATTATGGCAACAAGAGTAATGGATGTACTTGGTTATAGATTGGTGGAAATGAAATTCGAGGATTAAATTGAATATTGCTCCATTGTATTTATTATGGAGCATAGCATATTGGACAAGCGGTGTAACACAAAATTAAAAGTAAAGGAGCTAGTCATATGAAAATTGCAAGAGAATTAAATTTAGAAAAAAGTTTAGAGGAATTAGCACAGGAGAAGTTAGATGTGCTTCAAAATGAGAAAGTAAGAGTAGTATTTTATAAAGAAGAAGGTAGATGGTGCACAAATGTTATTGTGTTGCAAGAGGGTAACACGGTAAGCAAAAGAAATTTGAAAACATTAAAATGGATAAAAAGTGTAGACAGACAAGCGGTAGTAATGGAAAAGCGTGACTTTAAAAGAGATTGGGAAGATGAACTTGTTACATTAGAAGAAATGGTTGGCACAATAGAATACAGATATAATCAGATGGATTGCCATAACAATATTGGTAAGTTTTTAGAGAAATGTGAAGAAATGCGAGAAAATCAGCCGACAACATTAAAATTTGATAAAGAGAAATTTATGTATTCAAAACTAGGTTGTATGTTATACAGTCGTATGGATAGATTAGATTTAGCAATATCGGAACATGAATATAACATATTTGAAGAAATAGCAATTATAAAAGCATTATTAGCAGCAATAAAACAATGTTATGGTGTGACATATTATATTGCATTTAATCAAGATAAATGTGGCATTTTCTCACCAGATACGAATGATTGGTTATTTGAGTAATGAGTTGAATAACCACAATATATAGTGTCCAAGCGGTGTAACAAAAAATTTAGAATAAAAGGAGATAGTAACATATGGCAACTATGGAAGGATTAAGAGAAATTGTAAAAGAAGGTTACAAAAAATGGGCAGAAGAAAATGAGAAAAATGCTGGTAAGCTTAGGGCGATAAGTGAAACAGCAAAAGAAATGACAGAAGAAGAAGTAAAACAGTATTATGAAGAATTACAATTCAAATATTTTGCAGCAAGTTTTTTAAAAACGAGCTTAACTATGTATGAAAAAATGCAAGAAGAAACACAAGAAAATATACAAAATGAGGAGTGATAAGGGGAAATGTTATGTCGGATTTGAAAAGGCAAGCGGAAAAAATGGGCTTGCAGGTTGGTAGCAATATAAAGATAGAACATACAAAGAGAAAGCAAGGAACTGCTACAAAAATGAAACTTACAGGAGAAATTATTGCATTATATCCTCATATATTTGTAGCAGAAATGCAAATAAAACAAGAAAAGATAAAAGAAAGTTTTCAATATGGACAAGTAGTATTAACAAAAGAGGTGACGTTGAGTTGATAAAAGTAAAATTTGATAAAGGAGCAGTAACAATATTAGAACATAAGGGAGAAAATATTTGTATTTTATCAGAAATAATAGCAGGTTCTCTTATATTAACTATAGAAGCATTAAAAAAAACAAACATTTCTAAAAGAACTAAAAAGATGTTTTTAAAAATGTACATAAAAGAATTAAAAAAGAGAACTCATAATATAGCACAAAGGAGATAACAAAGAAGGAAACACTATGAAAAGAATAGTACAGATATTGGAAAGTATTGCCGTAGGAAGTAGTACACTGTTATTTGCAAATGACATTGCTTATACACAGAGGGGCTACAAGGCAATAGGTGGGGAATACATAGCAGCAATATTAGCAGCCATAATAATATGGTGGCTGATAGATAGAATGGAATGGAGGTAAAAGTAATGAATGTAATGGATATAGGATTTATGCAAGGAGAAGAAAGCTGGCTATCTCCTAAAGAAGAAGCTGCAGAATACATATGTGATAAATGTGAGCAAAAGATTGGCAGTGGAGAACCAATATTTGAAATTTTTGATGGAAGTGATAAGGAGTTTTGTGAGAGATGTGCATTAGACTGGTTGTATGACCATTCGAAATTTGCATAAAAACAAGCCCCTAAGGAACGACATTCCAAAAGGGGCTGAACAAAAATATCTAATAGTATAGTAGCATAAAAAGGAGGAAAAAGCAATGAAAATTACAATAGAATTTAATGACACAGATATGATGAACTATAAAAAAGGCATACAAGATGTACTTGATATAGTTAGTAAGATTTCCAATGCAGAAAAAACAAAACAGCAAGAGATAGAACAAATGCTAAAAAGTTCTGGAGTAACAAAGCAAGCAGAAGTGAAACAACAACAATCAAAAACAGTAGAACAAACTCCACAATATGATGTGGTTGAGCTACAAAAAGCAGCAAATGAAAAGTCAAAAAAAATACAATATGGTGTAAAAAAGGTCAAAGACATTATTAAAAAATATGGTGTGGAAAAGTTGCCAGATTTGAAAGAAAGTGATTTTGCTTCATTTATGAAAGATTTGGAGGCGTTGGAATAATGGAAAAGCACGCAATATTATCAGCATCGAGTGCCAAAAAATGGCTGAATTGTACGGGCTCGGTAGCACTGGAAAAGCAATTCCCAAAACAAGAAAGCGAATTTGCAAAAGAGGGCACAACAGCACACAAATTAGCAGAAATCAAAATAAAAAAAGAGATAGCTTTGATAAATCACAATGACTATTACAAACAAAAAGAAGCACTTCAAATAGATGATGATATGGAAAATTACACAGAAAATTACAGCGATTTTGTACTAGCAAATTATAGGAAAAAAAAGCTTTATGACGACATCAATACCATATTAGAATTGGAGAAAAAAGTGGACTACTCCCGCTGGGCAAAACAAGGCTTCGGTACAGCAGATGCACTTATTATTGCCAATAACACTATTGAAGTAATTGATTTGAAGTACGGTAAAGGCGTAAAAGTGGACGCTCAAAACAATCCTCAGTTAATGCTATACGGGCTAGGTGCTTTAGAGGCATACGACTGGTTATATGACATCAAAAATATTGTAATGACAATATATCAACCACGTATAGACAATATCAGTACATTTGAAATGACAGCAAAAGCATTATATGAATGGGGAGAAAGTATAAAAGAAATTGCAGAGCGTGCTTATAGCGGTAAAGGAGAGTGTGTTGCGGGAAAACACTGTACAGAAGGGTTTTGTAGAGCAATGCACGTGTGCAAAGCATTTGCAGAGTATGCAGGTAGTGTTAAAAAATACAAAGAGAAAGAAATAGAAACATTGACAGAATGTGAAATTGCAGAAGTGTTGAACAATATAGACGCTATTGTGAAATGGGCAAATGCTGTAAAAGAATATGCCCTACAGCAAATGTTAAATGGCACAGAATTTACAGGATTTAAGCTAGTAGAAGGCAGAAAAAGCCGTTGTTATAATGTTACAGATGATGAAGTTGCAAAAATACTATTGCAAAAGGGATATACTGAAAATGTCATATATAAAAAGACATTACGAAGTGTTTCAGATATGAAAAAGGTGTTAGGGGCAGATTTTGATAATATACTAAGCGAATTTGTTTTGATAAAAAGTGGTGCTCCTACTATTGCACGCATTGAGGACAAACGCCCTTTGTACAACAGTGCGGAAAGTGATTTCAAGGACATAAATGTTGATACTTTTTGATACTAAAAATAAATTACATATAATATGAAGGAGGAAAAAAATATGTCAATTAAAGTAGTATTTGGTGAGGTTAGATTTAGTTATGCACACGTTTTTGAGCCTACAAGCATTAACGGCAATGATGAGCCGAAATACAGTGTAAGCATACTGATACCAAAACAAAATAAGGAAGTAGTAGAAAAAGTGAAAAAGGCTATCAATGAAGCGGTAAAAGAAGGTGTTTCAAAGTTTGGCGGGAAAATTCCACCTAATTTAAAAAATCCTTTGAGAGATGGCGATGTGGAGCGTCCCGACGACGAAAGTTATACAGGGCATTATTTTTTAAATGCAAATTGCAAAACAAAACCGGGCGTCATTGACAGATACAAAAAGCCTATTGTAGACACAACGGAATTTTATTCTGGTTGTTATGGCTATGCGAGTGTTTCGTTTTATGCTTTTCATTCTGCGGGCAATAAAGGCATTGCGTGCGGTTTAAATAATTTAATGAAAACACGTGAAGGCGAAAATTTAGGTGGTAGAGCGAGAGCAGAAGACGATTTTGCAGACATCAACATTGATGACAATGTAGAAGAAGGTTTTTACACAGTAGACGAAAATGATGATTACATATTTTAGTGAAAAAGCAAAGCCCCGCTTGTAATAGAGTGGGGCAATTTTATAAAAAGGAGTGATGAAATATTGCAGAATATGAAAAAATACAAAAATTGGGTATGTCATAGAAACAAAATACCCATTGACCCCAATACGGGACAGGCTGCCAAAAGCAATGACCCAAATACTTGGGGGACATATCAACAAGCTAAAATGCTTATGGAATGTGACAAAAGTATAAGCGGTTTAGGTTTTATGTTTTCCAATACGCCCTATGTAGGCATAGACATAGACCACTGCATACAAAATAAAAAGTTTTCGGAATTGGCAAGAGAAATTATTACCACATTGCAAAGCTATACCGAAATTAGTCCCAGTGGCACGGGCGTGCATATTATATGTAAGGGAAAAATAGAAGCAGGCAGAAAAAATAGCACGCTAGGTCTGGAAATGTATGATAGTGGCAGGTATTTCACTGTAACAGGTAGAATGTTGAAAAATTACCAGAATATAGTAGAATGTCAAAATCAAATTGACAGTATTTGTGAAAAATATTTTGAAGTGAAGAAAAGCGAGAAAGCACCTAAACAACAAAGCATTTCTCATTTTGAGGATCAAAAACTCATTGAAATTGCTATAAAAAGTCAAAACGGTGGTAAATTTGGGGATTTGTATGCTGGAAATTGGCAAAACTATTATAAAAGTCAATCGGAAGCGGATATTGCACTTTGTAATATGTTGGCATTTTGGACAGCTTGCGATTTCGAACAGATGGACAGAATATTCCGCACAAGTGGCTTGATGCGTAACAAATGGAATGAAATGCACGGCATCAATACATACGGTGATATGACCATCACAAAAGCAATAGATGATTGTAATAATACTTTTGAACCCTCTCAAACAAGAGATTTTAATGGCATAAATACTGTAGAAACACCATCAAAACCGTGCCAAAATGAGAGTGAAAATACACAAAATCAGCAAGAAAATGAACAAAATGGGCAGGAAAATGAACAAAATCCCCATTTTTTAGATAGATTTCATAAATTTAATGCCAAAGGAAATATTACGGGCGTGTTTGATGCGGAAATTGTAGATTACATTATAAAAAATAATCATATTGTTTCTATAGGAGATATAGTATATTTGTATGAAGAAGGCATTTACAAAGAGGATAGAAAAGGAAAAAAATTGAAGTTTATCATACAAAATTTGATATACAAAGAGTTTCAAAATTCACGCACTATCAACAGAATATACGAATTAGTGTTAATACAGCCTTCTATTAGAAAAGACTATACTCAACTTAATCAATATCACTATAGTTGTATCAATTTCAAAAATGGTATGCTAGATGTGAACACAATGGAGTTATTGCCTCACAAACCAGAATACTACAGTATGAACCAGATACCTCACAATTTTAAACATATTACAAAGGCAGATTTGGAAAAATATCCACATTCTCAACAGTTTTTGAAAACATCATTTAATATACCAGATATAGATACGATGTTCCAATATATGGGAGTATGTATGACACATAATATGTTGTATCAGATATTTTTGTTATTGTTAGGCGAAGGGGCAAATGGCAAAAGCCTTTTGATTGATATGTTTAACGTCGTAATTGGTGAGAAAAATATATCTAGTTTGTCTATGGACAAGCTGACGCAACGCTTTTTTTCATCACAACTGCTTTTTAAACTAGCAAATACTTGTGCAGATATTTCCAAAATTACTATTGAGGACGATGCCGAACTCAAAAAGATTGTAGGCGGTGACATGATACAGGCAGAGTTTAAAGGCAAAGATAGCTTTAGTTTTAGACCGTATGCCAAAATGCTTTTTAGTGCCAATAGATTTCCACACGTTGATGATAAGTCTAATGGATTTAAAAGGCGTTTGAGAGTAATTGAAATGAACAAAGAACCGAAAGAAAAAGACGTATATTTGAAAGAAAAAATGCTTGAAGAATTGGAATTTTGGGTATATATGGCGGTGCAGGGTTTGAAGAAGGTATTAGCACAAAATAACGTGTTTGAAAGTGAGAATAGTAAAAAGACTAGAGAGAAAATTTATAAAGATGGCGATAGTGTATTTGCTTTTATTTCAGATTGCTTAATTCCTCAAGAGGATTGCAATATTAGGCGTTCTGAAATGTTCAAAGAATATTGTGATTATTGCGATTATTTTGAAAGAGTGAGAGTAAAGAAAAGGACGTTTTTTGATGAATTGAAAGCAAAGGGAATTGTAGCAAAAAAGGATAGAACAGGCAATATGATATATGAAAATTTATGTTTTTTTATATGGAAAGATGAAGAACAAAACTACTTTTCTAAATGAGTAATGAAATAAAGCAGAAGTATATTATATAAAAATGACTACTTTGAGTAACGGTAAAAATAAAATTGACTATTATGAGTAACGGCATTTTTATACAGATGATAAACAAAACATTTTTTATTGACTATTTAGACTAACGGTAAAAATGATAAGTATGACGGCAGATTTACGGCAGATTTTTTTTAAAAATGCCGTCGCTAAAAGTCAGTAATTACAAGACTTTTAGACAAATGACGGTAAAAACGGTAATTTTTTTTAGATTATTTGTATTTTTTGAAAATAATAAAAAAGTCTATAGTGTTATAAAAATAAAGAGATAGCGAAAAAAAATGCCGTTACTTAAAGTAGTGAAAAATCAATCGGCTATACTGTGGGCATTATGCAATGTGGTGATGAGGTGAAAAGTATGAGAGAAAAATTGATTGAGGAGTATTTTGTAAGAGAGGTCAAAAAGGTGGGGGGATTGGCTTTGAAAGTCAATTCTACCAGTATGAAGGGATTGCCTGACAGAATGGTGCTACTGCCTAATGGAGTGTTGTTTTTTGCAGAAATGAAGGCTACAGGCAAAACCGCAAGAGCATTGCAGAATTTCATACATAAAAAATTGAGGGGACTGGGGTTCGCTGTTTATGTCATAGATAGCAAACAAAAAGGAAAAGAGGTGTTACTAAAATATGGAGTTTATACCTCATAAATACCAGAAAATGGCAATACAAAAAGTGATAGATACGCCTAGAGTGGGGCTGTTTTTGGATATGGGACTGGGAAAAACAGTCATTACACTTACGGCAATAGACCAGCTTATGTATTGGGATTTCGAAATAGAGAAAGTTTTGGTGATTGCACCGCTGAGAGTGGCTGAGGATACTTGGAGCAGAGAATGCCAAAAATGGGAACACCTCAAACATATCAAAATTGTTAAGGTGCTGGGAAAAGAAAGTCAAAGAGAAAAAGCTATTTGTAAAAAAGGTGATATTTATATTATTAACAGAGAAAATATTGTATGGCTGGTGGAGTATTTGAAGCAAATAGGAAAAAAATGGTTTTTTGATATGACAGTGATTGATGAGCTTTCTAGTTTTAAATCGCCAAAATCACAACGATTTAAGGCTTTGAAAAAATATATTATGTTGTCTAAAAGGGTGGTCGGGCTTACGGGAACACCTGCCCCAAATGGCTTTATGGATTTATGGAGTCAACTCTATTTGATTGATGGCGGAGAAAGACTTGGTAAAACATTGACGTATTACAGAGAAAAATATTTTATGCCCAATCAAAGAAATGCGACGACTATATTCAATTATACTGTAAAAAAAGGTGCGGAAAATGCTATCAAACAACAAATTTCTGATATTTGTATGTCTATGCAGGCAAATGATTGGCTGGATTTGCCTCAAAGAATGGATTTGTTGCAGGCGGTGCAGTTTTCGGAATTGGAGCGTAAACGCTATGAAAAGTTCGAAAAAGATAGCTATTTGCAGTTTTTAAATGAAGAAATTACAGCAAATTCGGCGGCTGCATTGACAAACAAACTATTGCAGTATTGTAATGGTGCGGTGTATACACAAGATGGCGGTCGTGTAGAGGTAAATCGTAAAAAATTGGAAAGATTGGAAGAAATCGTTGACACCGCAAACGGACAACCTATATTGTGCTTTTATAATTTTAGGTTTGATTGTGACAGTATAATAAAAAAATTTCCTTTTGCCGTGAAATTAGAGGGAGAAAATGATATAAAAAATTGGAATGATGGCAATATTCCTTTGCTTCTGGTGCACCCTAAAAGTGCAGGGCACGGGCTAAATTTACAACAAGGCGGTAATATTATAGTATGGTTTGGACTAAATTGGAGTTTAGAGTTGTATCAGCAGGCTAACGCCCGACTTCACAGACAGGGACAGCAAAAAACGGTGATAATACATCATTTGATAGTAGAAAACAGTATCGAACAAAGAGTGTTTCAAAGCCTACAAAAAAAGGAAAATGTACAGGAGGGGCTTTTGCAGGCTTTAAAAGTGAAGTATGAAAGGCAAAACCTTGAGGGCTAGCCCTCAAACTCCTACAAGCCTTTGAAAAGGCTTGAGCGAAACTTTAAAAGCGAAACATGCGTTTCGCTAAAAACTTTTGCTTTTGTAATAGTATATCATACAGTATTGTGATAAACAATAGGAGGCGGAATTTATGAAAGCAAAAGAGTATTTACAGCAATTACAAAAATTGGATATTGTAATCAATCAAAAATTGCAGGAATTGTACGAATTGAAAAAGTTGCAGGACATAAAAGCGATTGACTATACAAAAGAAAAAGTACAAAGTAGTAGGCAGAATGGTGCAAATTTTGAAAATGTTTTGATAAAAATAATAGATATGGAAAATGAAATCAATGCTGAAATTGATAGATTTATTGACAAAAAACACCAGATGATAAATCAAATACAAAATTTGGATAATACAAAATATATTCAAGTGCTTTATAAAAGGTATGTGGAGTATAAAAGATTAGAAATGGTGGCTTGTGAAATGGCTTATACATTTCAATATGTCGTTTTGCTACATGGGCAGGCATTAAAGGATTTTGAGCAAAATTTTCTATAGAAATTCAATGTAATTTTATGACATAATGGTAATATGAAATATTGGGAATAGTCAAATGGCTATTCCTTTTTTATTTAGGGGGTATGCTTGTGAAGGAAAAACAAAAGCGTTTTTGTGAAGAATACCTTGTTGATTGCAATGCCACACAAGCGGCTATTCGAACGGGGTATTCTGAAAAAACAGCGAGAGCAATAGGACAAAGATTGTTGACAAATGTTGACATTAAAAAATATATAGACCAACAGCTTCAAAAGCTGAAAAATGAGAAAATAGCCGATGCACAGGAAGTGCTAGAGTATTTGACTTCCGTTATGAGGGGCGAGCAGAAAGAGCAAGTCGCTTTGTTGACAGGGGAAGGCGTACAGGATTTGGTGCAAAAAGATGTTTCAGCAAAAGACAGGCTCAAAGCTGCTGAACTCATAGGGAAAAGATATGCTTTATTCACGGAAAAAGTAGAATTGCAAGGCGAAACAACGGTACAGATTGTGGACGACATACCAATGCAAGAAGGCGATACTGTTTGATTAGTTTAAAACAGCTTATAGCACCATCATTTTATGAAATTCATAACGATTTGAAACAATTTCGACATACCCATTATTGGCTGAAAGGTGGCAGGGGTAGCACAAAGTCGTCTTTTATATCGCTAGAGGTCATACTCGGTATGATGAAAGACACTCAAGCAAATGCCGTTGTGCTTAGAAAAGTCGGACAGACGCTTCAAGGTAGCGTTTACGAGCAGTTGCAATGGGCGGTGTCGGTGTTGGGCGTTGAGGGGTATTGGGTAAGCAAATTAAGTCCTCTAGAGATGAAGTACATCGCTGACGGAAGAGAAAATAAAATCGTATTTAGAGGGGCTGATAAGCCCAAAAAAATCAAATCTACCAAATTCAGAAAAGGCTATTGTAAATATATATGGTATGAAGAAGTTGACGAGTTTGGTGGTATGGAAGAAATTCGTACTATCAATCAGTCGTTGTTGAGGGGTGGTAGCGATTTTGTGGTGTTCTATTCCTACAATCCGCCACAAAGCCAGTCAAATTGGGTAAATGAGGAAGTGTTGCAGAAAAGAAATGACCGCCTAGTACATCATAGTACGTATTTGACTGTACCGCCTGAATGGCTAGGACAACAGTTTTTGATAGAGGCGGAACACCTCAAAAATGTAAAACCTATGGCATATCAACACGAGTATATGGGGGAAGTGACAGGTACAGGCGGTGAAGTTTTTACCAATTTAACGCTTAGAGAAATTACGGATAGTGAAATCAGTCACTTTGACCATATCGCAAGGGGCATTGACTGGGGATATGCCGCCGACCCATTCCACTATACCGTTAATCACTATGACAAAACGAGAAGGCGTTTGTATATCTATTATGAAATTCAAATGCTGAAATTGAGCAATAGAAAGGCAGCGGAATTGGTAAAGGCAGAAAATAAAAGAAATAAATTGATTGTTTGTGACAGTGCAGAACCTAAAAGTATCGCTGAAATGTTAGCTTATAACTTAAAAGTGTTAGGTGCTAAAAAAGGGGCAGATAGTGTGGAATATGGTATCAAATGGCTTCAAGATTTGGAGGAAATTGTAATTGACCCCAAGCGATGCCCTAATACCGCAAGGGAATTTTTAGAGTATGAACTGGAAAAAGACGCCAACGGTAATTTTAAAGGACATTTTCCAGATAAAAATAACCATAGTATTGACGCTGTACGCTATAGTAGAGAATTTGATATAAAAATAGTAAAAATTAGGTAGGGGAAGAAATTTTTTTTCGCATAAATGCGAAAACCATTCGTACATTTGACATTCGAGTTGCTCCTGCGTTACTTTGTCAACGCTGGGTCGCAACTCTCATAAGCGTCAAATGTACTCATTAAGGAGGTGTGACGATTGTTTTTGACACAAACAGATTTGATAAATGCCAAATTGATGGCAGAAGGGGCATTAAATGAAAGCGATATATTGAAATATATTATCAATGATGACATTGACAGTGCACAAAAAAAGAATATGCAAAAAGGTGAAAGATATTATAATGGGGAGCACGACGTGCTACAAAAGGATTTTAGAATATCAAAAATATTGGAAACAGACGAACAGACAGAAAAAGAAATATGCAAACCATTTCAAAATGTCAATAGAAGCAATCATAAAAATATCAATGCCTTTTTGAA